AAATATTGCGTCATCAAGGGTGCTTTGCCTAAAGGCTTCAGAGCCGGTGTTAGCAGAAGCAGGCCCAAACTGACCCGCAGGCATCGCGTTAAGTGCAGGGGCGTTTGCTATTGCGTCTGCTTGCCCTTGAAGTAGGTTTTCCGCACCCACAACATCAGTTCCGATTGCTCCTGATAATTGGTTGGCTTTGGTTACTGCATCTAATGCATCTGCTCCCGTACTTGCAAGATCGCCTGCCGCACCTACAACCTCTGGATTCATTAATTCTGACGCGCCTTGAAATGCTTTACCCAACCCAAAGCCTGTAATACCTGCCATCAAACCTTCTTTAATGTCACCCGTAACGGCTGTTGTTGCAAGGCCAGAGCCAATTGCGCCCATCGCTGTTGCGCCAAGACTGCCAAGACCAAGGCTAGTGGCTAATGCGCCTCCTGCCATGGCACTTCCACCTAAGCTACCCAATAAAGGCAATAAGAAAGGCAAGAAAGCTTCTGGCTGTCCTGTCATCGGGTTTGTTGTTAAAGAACCTGTTGGGGATAATGACGCTAAACCCTGAACTTCCACCGGATTCATGTGAACAAGCATGCTGTCCCCATATCGGCCATGAGTTGCCATTTGTTCTGCCATGCTTTGCATTGGTCGATTGGGTTGTTGTCGGTTGTTCATTAGCTAGTCTCCACGCCAAAAAGGTTAAAACTTACATTAGCCGCACTTGAGTATACTTTCATGACATCATTCTGTCCTAAACAAATACCTATTACCACGGTCTGAGTTGTCTCAGCCGCGAGTGATTGATTATAGAATAAAAACTGCTTATCGTCGGCACCTGCCCCTGCAACATGAACGCTGACTCTGAATGTGATTGCACTACCTGACCTGTTACATATAACAAGGGAACTAACCGTTGTCTGTGCAAGATTGGGCGTTGTGTATAAAACAGTGATTGTAGTAGCTAATACATCTAACTGGCCAAGGATTTTAATCGCATCACTCATGAGGCACCCATCAATAAGAACTGGAATCTACGCAAAGCTAAAGAACCTGTTTTGTCGCTTTGCTTTTTTGCAAGCTCAATTTCAATATCTGTATTTGCCAAGGCTAATTCTAGCGTTCTGCGAGTAGCCGCCTCGTTAAGTTGACTATATTCAACCGTTGGAACTGGCAGTGGGGTTTTGACTCTAGCCATTATCGCCCTCCATCGGGTCTTACATCGACTCTCAAAGTTCCAAGTCTCCAGCCATATCCTTCACCGCTACTTTCGACGCGAATAATTGGATGCCTTGACCTAGCTCTTACATTAGACTGAGTTGTGCTTTCGGTAACAATGGCAGAGGCAAGAACTGTTGCGTCCTGCAAAGGATAATTTCTGCCTTTAATGGTCATCGTAATAGAGGGGTCGCTTCCTTTAAACGAAAAGTCCGGAATAATTCTATTCATAAACATAAAGACGTTACCGTCGCCAATCTCAAGGTCACCTGACTCTACATAAGCGGTTAATGCCTGTCCGTCTGCGTCGTACCCATACTCATGCTCATACAAGTAATTTTCATTTGTCTCGGTAATAATAGATGATGCTAGAGGGTAGCCGCCTAGACCAGAATCAAACCACGCCCCCCTAGATAGGGTTCCTATAGACCAAAGGTTTTCCTCGTAGTTGAAAGTAACATAATTTGTTATTTCCGTTGCGCCTGTTCCTATAGGGTAATACCACGTTACCTCAGAATACGCGGAGTTTTCAGCGGCAAATATTTTAAACGCTTGGCCGACGTTTAGATTAGAAAATACATAATCTTTTACTGAACAAGGCAAAGGCTGAACAGACCCGTTATAAACATAAAATCCACCCTCATCCATAAAGAACACCGAACCTCTGGAGTTAACAGCCGCATTAGGTGAAATCATAGATGTATCTGTGCTTATTGTTGATATGTTAAATACAAGCTGACCGCCGATAAATCGCATTGAATGCAAGCTTACGTCTGTAAATACAAGTATCTCTTCTCGCGCTTGAATAGCGCCAATAATGATTGACCCCGAATTAATCCGTCTTCCGCCTGAAGTATTGGTTGCAGTGGGTGTCCAGTCAATTGCATTCTGCTGATCTGAGAAACGAATAAACAAAGGGTCAATGTCCGAAGAGCCTAAAGGGTTAACACCAAAAGCAATAACATGCTGGTCAATGTCAGATACCATTACTTGAAGAGCAATTGTTGGAGCGTTAGATGCTCCTAAGATTGCATCTAAGCTTACCGCTCTAGCATCTAAACCGCTTGAAGTGTCATGATAATAAATACCACCACCTCGAACATTGAATATTAAATCTTCGCCAAAATTATCTTGGCTGTAAAGTCTTAGCTGGTTTGCTGAACTAATTCCGCTAGAAGAGCCAAACCCCGAAAAACCCCATGCCCCCACGCCATACCCTGTGCTTGCGACGTAAGCATTAAGGCCTGTATTGATTTGATAGGCTCCAACGGTTGCAGATCCTCCATCCCCCGTGTCGCTTGCATTAGCGGTTAAGGTAACCCCTGAAGTGTCTTTTGCGGTAAAGGTGTAGATGCTTGACGTTGATACTGATGTTATTTGATATTCTTGATTTAATACTGCGGCTATAATAGTTCCGCCAAGTGAGGCCGCACTTGAAAAAGTTACAAAGTCATTTACAGTCGCTCCATGATTGGCTTCTGTTACTGTGATTACGGACGAACCGTTAGTTGCAGAAAATCTTGGATCACCTGCTGAGGTTGTCAATCTTATTGGCGTAACGTCGTTAAAGCTGTCGCCTTCTGCTATATAGAACTTAAGGGTAGTGCCTATTCCTATATATTTAGTAAAGGCTAATGACGCCCATCGGTGCAGTGATCGGCTTACTCCCAAGAAGTAATTAGTTGTAAATTTCTGCCATCCTCCTATTTTTTCAGGGCGACCCTGCCTAAACCTAATCTTGTCGGCGTCATACCAACCCTGATCAGCAGTATAATCGGTGCCTTCTTTGTTAACTCCGGGAGAAAACTGTAACTTGGTTAACGCCATTTTGTTCTCCGTTATTAACGCCTACGGCCACTATACATACTTCCAATGCCGCGCATCATCTGTTCTGGTGGTTGATTGAATTGTTGGCGCATATTTCGATTGCCTAGAGTATTTTGACTAAACCCAGTCCTTTGCGGCTGTATTACCGGTTGCAATTCCGATGCGCGAGGGTCTATCGCCATCATGTTCCTGTCATTACTCCCCATATAAGGGTCAGAGTACAAAGAGTCAGGGTCTACACCATTAGCTGTTTTTTGATTGCCGCCTTTACCGCCCACGGTAATTGGGTTTATGTCGTTCGAGCCTCCCCTATAGCGCATATCGCTTATCATACCGCCGCCATTTTGGTCGCGATCATCTTGACCGTTACCGTCTGAATCTCGGAAGTCAGCGGTTCTTATCCCGCCTCCACCGCCGCTTGGACCTTGGTCCATTCCGCCCATTCCGCCCTTTGCGGATCGACCCATATCGCCATAGCTCGGTCTTCCGCTAGAGGGTTGATAAGGATTAATAGGCTGAGAAGCACCGTAACGGCTATTGCCGAGGCCGCTCATTGGAGGGGGAGCTTGACCGCCCTTACCGCCAAAACCACCTTGCTGACCATATCCGCCTTGCTGTTGATTGTAACCACCTCCATAGCCGCCCTGCTGTTGCCCGTAACCGCTTTGGTTGTATCGACCACCAAATCCACCTTGGGAGTCCATTAACCCCCCCAGACCCCCTTTAGCGTTGCCCCTAGAGGGGAATTGCGGTCTTTGGCCGTAACCGCTTTGTTGCTGACCATATCCGTTGTTGTAACCATTATGGTTACTTATCTGGTTTTCTTGACCGTAGCGGCCTTGTTGATGCCCGTAGCCACCCTGCATTGATCCACCACCGCCACCTTTACTCATCAATATTCTCCGCTATTAACGCCATTTTACTCTATAATGAGCGAGAAAGACTGATCTTCTAGCTCATCTCGCATTAGTTGAAGCCCGACCCTAGATGAAAGCACCGAATCATGCCCATGCCTCATCCCGACCAGAATACAACCCAGTGTATCGCGCACAAAATTACCTGCGTGAAATAAAATTTCAGTCCGATCTTTAACATCCTGAACGTGCCAGACCCGATTGTATTTCCCAGAGCCTGAGCTTTCCAGCCAATCGCACCGATAGGTTCCACTAGGGATGCAACTCACCTCCACTTGATTGTTTAACCAAGGTCGTTCCAATGAGGCTAGAATTACACCGGATGGTAGGGTAATGGTGCCTAATGTAACGTAAGGTCTGTATTCTCTGGCGATAGCTACAACAGGCAAGGAGATTTCTTTGGTAGGCTTTTCAAAATTAATATATGCCATTATTTTTCCTTTGGCTTTTTTACTTGTCTAACCACGCCCTCCAAAGCACCACCGCCGAAGTAGAAGACAATAATAGTCATCATTATCCAGTCAATTTTAAACGCCGTAATGACCGCTGTAACCTCGTCCGCGTTCATGCCCCTAAGAACCATTACCATTACCAGAATATAAGAGGATACGAATGTCGCGGCAAAGATTAGCGCAAGAAGTCTTTGAGCTACCTTAAACGGTGCGTATGCGCTAAGGAGGTCTGTCTTGGCTTTAGTTTTAGCCTCAATGATTTCAACACCAGAATCATGCATGTTGTCAATTAAGCCTAGCGTTTTCTCAATGATGCTTCCGTTGCCTAGAATACTGCTAAGAATACCCATTACATTTACCTCTAAAGGTTATTTACGTTTTTTTCTACGCAGACCTTGCACAGTGTCGGACTCCCAGATTCGCAGGCCCAGCCAAACAATAGTAAACAAGCTGGCCAGTGGCGGCAGAAATTGGGAGTAAGTAAGTATTGCTGTCGATGCCGCAAGGACGTCTAGGGTGTCTTTAGTTGGGTCCATTGATAGCTTCCATTTATTATTAAATTAAAGGTTAAAGTTATTTCTCGCTAAGTGCCGTAGTAGTTACTGATCTAAGTATTACAATACATACTGCAATACCTATTCCAATAAGTGCTTGTGAGCCTTGACTAACAGGCAATAAACCAGTGTACCCTTGAGCCATGCTTAAAACAGTCAACGCAATGCTAAATTGTATCGTCCTAGACTTGAGGCTCTGTAGTATTAAGTCCATTACACAACCTCCGTCCACGGTACGCCCGTAGCAGTAGTCGCGTTTTTAACGATCTGCGCGTCTACCCTTTCGGTGCGGTTAGCTTCGATCTCGTCCTTATCCACACCTTCGCTGTCCCAAACCCATTGCAAAACCTCTGCTTCGGTTAGGTCGGCATAGGGGACGAACCCTGCGGCTGAAGCATCATAGGCCGTTACAAACTTACCTGCTTCGACTGCGCTTTCAGTTGATCCTTCGTTTTGTGCTAGGCATTGCCAAATCACTTGGAATACGCCTCCGTCTGCATCGGTGTGGGTCATGTTTTGTACTGACCACGTTGTTGTTACTGCCATTTTATTTCTCCTTAAAAAGGAAGATTATGAATCTAATTGTTACATTGTTTATAATGTACCCTGCATGGTTGTGGCTGATACTGAGTAAGAACCACTCGCCATTGCCAGTTTTAGTATAGAACTCACCACTGAGTATGTCCTAGCCGCAGGGGCGCCCGACACAGTGCCGCCTGTTACTACTGTCGCCCCCATTGTCGTAGCATAAAAGACTAGATCAGAAAATATGGCTCCACCCTCATTACCTGCTACGATAACGAGACTTCCATAGGCGTTGACGCCAGTTATATTGGTTGCTGTGGTAGATATAGTTAGTGGTCCTAAACCATTCAAGCCACCGCCTACCCCTAATGCCAGTTTTCTTACCGTTGTTGTTCCGTCTGCTCCATCGACGAACAAAGCACTAGAATCATTACTAGACTCAACGCGGAAGTCTACATCAGCACCAGACTCGTTAAAGACTGCGCCCAAGTTGGTAGTAAAAGTTTCGGTAATAATAGGGTTAGCGGCGATGATTAGGTTAGTGCCATCAAAATCAAATCTAGCTCCATAATCACTTGTATCTCCGTCAGTGCTATGGAAATCAATATACCGACCTACTTCCATAACTCCGTTTGAAGCTATTTCTGGAATGCAACCCCAACGATCCCCTGAAGCACTTGCTTTTATTGTCATTCCGTTAACGGTAGAATCAAACGTAGCCGCGCCTCCAACAGTTAGAGTACTCGCCATATCCACAGCGCCATCTATATCCACAACATCCAAGTTAGTAACGCCATCTACGTCTATGTCGCCACTAACGGTTAGATCATCAACTTTGGTGGTTCCTGCTAGGTTCAAGTCAGTATATACATCATAAACAATACCGCCAGAGCCTCCACCATCAGTGGCAATACACTTAGTTTCTCCGGCAAGAATGGCGACATTTGCGCCACTGCCACAAGTAAAAGTAAGAGTATAGCTAGTGGTGTTCTCCATTATCCAAACTTTAGAAACGGTATTAGGTAAAAGGGTTACGGTACATGCTTGACCGCCACCAGTAAGCTTGAGATACATTGATCGATCGGAGTCAGATGCTCCGTCAGCAATAGTAATGTTATCGGTAGAAGCGTCTGCTATTGCTCTTGTGCCATAACCAAATGCTTGGCCGATAAGCTCAAGGTTGGTGTTGGTTTCGTCTCCCCAAGTGCCAGAAGAATCACCTGTTGCGATCTCTTTGAGTCTTAGATTGTTAACGTATGTTGCCATCTTAAGCTACCTCTTCCCATTCCGGGGTTTGACTACCGCTAATTGTTTCATAATTTGGAGTTTGAATACCGCTAATGGGTATGTAATTTGGGGTCTGAGCTGTGTTAATTAAGCCCCAGACGTGAACAGACCTCACTAACGCCTCAACTTGATTCCCTATAACGTAGATTATCGCCTGAGAATCAGTATCAACAGTACCCGCGCTTACTGTAGCAGTAAAGCCAGAAACTGATAGATTATTGTTTGTTATTAATGTTTCGTCACCCAGCCCAATAGTTGAGGCTACAGCAGTGACGCCAACAACCGCAATTGCTTGGACTGACACGGTTCCTGTCGCTGTAGTTGCCAAGTTAGTAGTAACATCTACATTAGCTTTAGCAACTACTGTTTCATTGCCAAGAGCTGTTGTTGCTAGGTTGTTGGTGACGCTTATATTAGCCTTGGCTTGGACTGTTATATTTCCAAGAGCTGTTGTTGCTAAATTGTTAGTGACATTAACATTGGCTTCAGCGATTACCGTTTCGTTGCCAAGAGCTGTTGTTCCTGCAATTCCAGTAGTAACTACATTGGCTTCGGCAACTACCGTTGCACTTCCAAGAGCGGCTGTTCCTGCTACCCCAGTAAGGACAACAGGTATCGGCTCACCCCATGTAAGCTGTCCCCACCCGCCTCTGCCAAAACCGCTTACAATAGCCATGAGTTACTAGGCTATTCTTATAATGGCATTAGTTGCATCGGCTGTTGGGAACTGAATAGTAAAGTCTCCTGCTGTAGAAGTTTTGTCACCACCAAAGGCTAAAACACAGACGGCTTTATCGCTATTGGTGTCATTGTAGATAAGACACCCATTTGCGGTAATAGTCGCATCACTAAAAGTTAAATCAGCAAAGTCTGTAAATGCAGTAGTTCCTGAAGTCGCTGGATTAACATTTGTTAATGCCGCCCCGCCTGCGGTGTAATTTGTCCCGCTTGCTTCGTTTGTAGCGGAGTAAGCTGTAGTTGTTGCGCCCATGGTAGCCGAGCTTGTGTACAAAGCCAGCTTAAAGGTATTGCCGCCTGAAGCCAAAAAGTTATGCGTTCCTTCCATCAGTTCTTTCTTGAACGAGGTACACATTGCTTGCGAAATTGCCATTATAATCTCCTAATAATTTCTGCTGTATCTGAGTGTTGGTTTTTTTCAAGTAGCGCAATTAAGGTAGTCCTGTCGCTTTTAATTGCTTGCTCTATATAGAACTTAACAACCTCATTGACTTGAGCCTTAAACGCTTCCGCTTGATCTTTAATTGCAGGGTGACAACTTCCGCCTACCGAAACAATTCTGCTTGTTGCTCTTTCAGCCCAATGCTTTGCATCAAGCCCTTTATTTTCTGACGTAACAACCGTGACAAATCCTGTTTCAGCCGAAGCTATCTCAATCATTCTTAGCTCCTACCCAGACGTATTGCGCCAGACCGGTAGCTGTCCGTAGTTCCATACCCTTCAGCAAGAACCTTTAATCGACCAATAGCCTCACTGTACTGGCCAATATAAAGCTTAAGCAAAGCCTCATCGCCCTTAAGGAAGGTGTACGCCTCTATCAAGCAACCATAGAGCAATGCGTTTTCAGCGTTATTTCCCAGCCAGCTTGTTCCTGAAGCGGCAACAGTAATAGATTCTGGGCTATAAAAATAATGCAGTTCAACATCAAAGGATGCGTTTGGCGTTGGCGCTACTATAAGGGTAGTGTCATTAAATATGGCATAATACTTAGGGACCCCTGTAACTGTCGATACGGGATAAGCCTCTCTAATAAAATTGACATCTTTGTTAATTAGGAATTCATATCCACTGTTATTAACTGCTAAAGAATAAATTGCCAAGTAATCAGTTGGAGTAGATAAGTATTCGTTGTCAGCCGACAAAGAGCCAGTAACATTTTTCCTAAAATCAGGAAGCTGTACATCCTTAAGAATGCGCTCCTCGGCTTGAGTAATAATGGTAGGCAGATTGCTTACAAATGTGGTTTCGTCAGACTGAACGTAATCTTGAATTGCTTGCGTTAGCGTAGTGTATGTGAATGCCATTAGTTTGTTACCACCTGAACTTTACCCACATTACCTTCTATATCTAACCCAACAGTAAAACTGCCTAGCTGGGTTATACCGCCGCCAACAGGGTTAAATGCATATAATTGTCTGCTCTGATCTAATGTTCTATCAGGTCTTGGATTTCTTAGGGATTGATTGTCGGTAAATGAAACCTTACCTAGCTGAAGCTGAGGCTGATCTTTATCCACAACATCCCGACCCACCAACATCCCTGTAGGGCGTTGATTAACAATCTGAGGAACAAGGTCGGTTAGCTTGTAACGAAACCCAGTTCTATCACAAAAGCCAAAAGCCAGCTTACCCTTAGATGTTGTCAAAAGTTGTAGCCTCCGGGTGAAATAAACAATGACGCCTTTTCTCTGGCGGCATCTGCGGCAAGATTCCACTGCTCTTCATAATCAGCTTTAAGCAATGGCGCTTTTATATTTGATTCGGTGTATTTAATGCTTAACTGATAAGCAAGCCCTGCAACCAAACACGGAAGGAACCTTGAAGGGATGTCCATGTTGTTTGATGCCGGAGAACCCACATCCTCAATCCGTTGCATAAAGTAATAAACAAGGGTGTATGTTTCACGACTATCTGGAACTGGCCATAAATTAACAGTAACGCCGCTTGGGTCTTGTTCAAGAAAAAACTGCAAGGGTTTGCTTTCTGTTAGCTTGTTAGACAAATGAGCGTATTGGCTTATTGAAATTCTAGTAAGCGTTTGATCAAATTGGCTAGTAGAGCTTCCAGAGCTTGTTCGCACAAAAGCTTCAATTATGTCCAGTACATCACCGTCCAGTGGATACGATCCATCGCCTGCCGTTAAGGTTTGCGTTCCTTCCTGAACAGCCCAAAGGGTTAGCCCCCTGTTCTGCCATTCAAGCATGAGAAGGTTTAGGCTTCGCCTAGCAGTCCTGTAGTCATAACCACTACGCAACTCCAGCCCCGCTCTTTCAAACGCTTCCTCAATGGCATCGCCAATGTCTAGGGTAAAGTTATATGTCCCGCTAGTTGCCATGATTATTTCCTGTTTTTAGTCTAACCCTTATTTCTGCTATTTCTGGACCTGTTGGCTTTCTTGGTCGTAACCCTTAAGTTACTTGGCGAGTTATTGGCAGTATTCCTATCTTTGTGGTCTACATCCTTACCATCGCCTT